AACTGGCCCATCATCGATGCGCTGATGGGTGGAACTGCGGCCATGCGCAGGGCGGGTAGATCGTTCTTGCCCCAGTGGCCGAACGAAGAGGATGCGAGCTACAACCAGCGCTTGGCGACGGCAACGCTATTCCCTGCGTTCTCTCGCACCGTGGGCGTGATGGCTGGCAAGCCTTTCAGCAAGCAGGTCACGCTGGGCGAGAACACGCCCGAGCGGATCGTTGAACTGTGCCAGGACATTGACGGCGAAGGCCGGAGCCTTCACGTCTTCGCGGCCGACCTGATGCAGGAGGCCGTGTCGTTCGGCTTCGGCGGCATTCTGGTGGACTTCACCCGTACCGAGGGGCAGGCCCGCACGCAGGCGGACGAGAAGGCCATGGGCGCTCGCCCGTACTGGGTGCACATCAAGCACGGGCAGATTCTGGGCTGGCGCACAGGCAAGGTGGCAGGCGTCACCGCATTGACGCAATTGCGGCTTGCTGAAACGGCCGAGGTTGACGACGGCGAGTTCGGCACCAAGGCCGTGAACCGCGTCCGTGTGCTGACGCCCGGAGCATGGGAACTGTACGAAGAAACGACGGGCGGTTACCAGCGGATCGACGGTGGGACAACCACGCTGCAGGTGATCCCGTTCGTCCCGGTCTACGGCCGGCGCGCAGCCTACATGATGGGCAAGCCGCCGTTGATCGACCTGGCGCACCTGAACGTCAAGCACTGGCAGAGCCAGAGCGATCAGGACACCATCCTGCACGTCGCGCGCGTTCCGATCCTGGCGACCATAGGAGCAGACGAGGCCACGATCACCGTTGGCGCATCGGCTGCCGTGAAGCTGCCCCAGGGCGCGGAGATGATGTACGTCGAGCACACCGGCGCGGCCATCGATGCCGGAGCAAAGTCGCTGGAGGCCCTGGAAGCGCAGATGATCCAGACTGGAGCAGAGCTGCTGGTCGCGCAACCCGGTGAACGGTCTGCCACCGAGGCAGAAATCGACGCCGAGGCGAACAAGTCGGAACTGCAGCGGATCGTGGAGACCTTCGAGGATTCCATCGACCAGGCGCTGCAGTTCACTGCGGATTGGCTGAACCTGCCCGAAGGCGGCAGCGCGTCGCTGTTCAAGGACTTCGCCGCATCCAGCCTGAGCGAGGCCACCGCCGCACTGCTGCTGCAGCTCCAGCAAGGCGGCGTCATCACGAAGCGCACGCTGATCCGCGAGCAGCAGCGTCGGGGCATCATCGCGCCGGACGTTGTGCCCGAGGACGAGTTGGAAGCCGTGAAGGAGGAAGGTCCCAGCCTGGGCAGCATCGGGGATGAGTGATGGAGAGCGTCAACGACCTCCTGCGCGATGAGGCCATCCGCCATCAGGTGGCACTACAAGGCCTGAGCAACAACGTCGTTGCCAGGATCATCGCCACGCTCAACCGCTCCGACAAGCGCATCCTTGCCGAGCTGGCCGAGAAGCTGGCGAGTATGGACGCCACGACGTTTTCCATGGAGCGCCTGGAATCGCTGCTGACCTCCATCAGGTCCATGAGCGTGCAGGCCTATGCGGAGATCGAGCGCGAACTCACCAAGGAGCTGCGCACTTTCGTCGCCTACGAGACGAGCTACCAGGCGCAGGTTCTCGCGACGCACGTCCCTGTGGGCGTTCATGTGGCGGGCGTAGCGCCTGATGCTGTCTATGCCGCAGCAATGTCTCGCCCGTTCCAGGGTGTGCTGCTGCGCGAGGTGTGGAAGGAACTGGACGCCAATAAGATGCGCAAAGTCCGCCAGGCCATCGCATCGGGATTCGTGGAAGGCAAGACGACAGACCAGATCATCCGAGAGCTGCGCGGGACCAAGGCGCGGGGCTACGCAGATGGCCTGCTGGAGGCGAGCCGCAGGGATGCGGAGGCGGTGACCCGCACCGCACTGGGCCACATGGCTCGGTTTGCGCAGGACAAGACAGTCGAGGCGAACACGGACCTGATCAAGGCGCTAGTGTGGTCATCGACCATTGACCTCAGAACAAGCCCGCCCTGTCGGGCTCGTGATGGGAAACAATACACGACGGCGCACAAGCCCATCGGGCACGCACTACCGTGGCTGGGTGGCCCAGGGGCGTTGCACTGGCGGTGCCGCAGCCATGCGACCTACGTGCTTCGCTCGCATGCAGAGCTAGGGATAGATGTTCCAGAGGTTGTTGTTATTGGCAGGACTCGTGCAAGCATGGACGGCCAACTGCCAGCCGAGACAACCTACGCGGATTGGCTCAAAAAGCAATCCGCTGCCCGCCAGGATGAAGTGCTCGGGCCTACCCGGGCAAAGCTCATGCGAGACGGGAACCTGCCGCTGGAGCGGATGTACTCGCAGAACGGGCGCTACCTGACGCTGGATCAGCTGCGAGACCAGGACGCGGCGGCTTTCAAACGGGCAGGGTTGTAGGCAGAATGGCGGCATGACCGTCAATGAACTGATCGCATTGCTATCGAGGCTGAGCGCAGAAGAGCGCGAGCTGCATGTGTATGCGGGTTGCAATTCGCAGGGCGATCCGGAGCCGGTAAATAAGCCGCAGATTCAGGCTGACGAAACGCCTCAATACGATGGGCGTGGAGACCAGATGGCTGGCAAGTGGATCACGCTTTGATCCCTGACCTCCGCATAGTCCCTCCCGCTGAACCAGACGCCAAGCAGGCGGTGATCGAACGCGTCAAGCGCATGCCGCGCCCGCCAGGCACCATCCAGTGCCCCAAGTGCGGTAGCCGCTCCATCATGACGGTTGTCAACGGCTCATGGATTGACGGCCAGGGCAAGTACCACCGAGGCACGGTTTGCGATGACAGGGTGTGCTACGACTGCCATCGCAAAGGTATTTGGACACCGATGATGCCAAGCCCGCCGAAGCTGGCGAAGGAACCCAAGCCGAGGCGCACGAAGCCGAAGGCTGTGAAGTAACCGATTCAGGTCGCACGACCAACCCAACAACCCGCCCCGAGCAATCGCGGCGGGTTTTTCATTGCCTGAACCCGGATGGGGGAGGGCGCTTCGGGCCGGATGGCCTACCCGTACTGAGGGCGGATGCCCAAGGAAACAGCAACCATGCCATTCAAATTCGACGCCAACGGCGCCATCGTTCTGCAAGAAGTCAACGGCCAAAAGCTCCCCGTATTCGTGGGTGCTGATGGCAAGGAGGCTCCTTTCGACGGCGACGCCACCGTCTCCACCATATCCCGCCTGAACGGCGAGGCCATGGGCCATCGTCAACGTGCCGAGAAAGCTGAGGCTGCCGTCAAGGCATTCGAAGGCATCACGGATCCCGCTGCGGCGATCAAGGCCCTGAACACCGTCAAAAACCTGGACGACAAAAAGCTGGTTGACGCCGGAGAAGTCGAGCGGGTGAAGGACGAGGCCATCAAGTCCGTGAAGGCCCAGTACGAGCCCATCGTGCAGGAGCGTGACACGCTCAAGGCCGACCTTTTCAACGAGAAGATCGGTGGGGCGTTCGCACGGTCGAAGTTTATTGCCGACAAGGTGGCCATGCCGGCCGACTTTGTGCAGGCGGCCTTCGGCAAGCACTTCACGGTGGAGGGCGGCAAGATCGTCGCGAAGGATGCGAACGGACAGCAAATGTTCAGCCGCACTCGTCACGGTGAGCCTGCCGACTTCGAGGAATCGCTGGAAATTCTGGTGGACAGCCACCCGCAGAAGGCATCGATCCTCAAGGGGTCGGGGGCATCTGGTGGTGGCGCAGGAAGCAGCAATGGCGCTGGCGGGCAGAAAACCATGGCTCGCGCTCAGTTCGAAGCGCTCGACCCCGCCGCACGCGCTACGGCGATAAAGGCGGGAACGACCGTCACGGACTGAAAGCCACCTCTTCCAACTATGGGCCGCAATGAGCGGCCTTTTTCATTTCTGAAAGGCCAATCATGGCAAACACCCTGACCTCCCTCATCCCCACGCTCTACAACGCGCTGGACGTGGTTTCCCGCGAACTGGTGGGCTTCATCCCTGCCGTGACTTCCGACATGACCTACACCCGCGCCGCCGTGGGCCAGACGGTCATGTCGCCTGTCGTGCCCGCGGCGACTGCATCGGACATCACGCCTGCCGTGACGCCCCCGAATGACGGAGACCAGACCATTGGCAATGTGCCCATGACCATCACCAAGGCTCGCCGCGTGCCGGTGCGCTGGAATGGTGAGGAAAAGCTGGGCCTGGACAACAACGGCGCCAGCTACAACGCTATCCTGTCCAACCAATTCCAGCAGGGCATGCGGACGCTGGTCAACGAAGTGGAATCCGATCTGGCTTCGCTGCACATCAACGCCTCCCGCGCCTACGGCACGCCCGGCACTGCTCCGTTCGGCACTGCCGCCGACTTGAGCGATTCGGCCGGTGCGCTGCGCATCCTCGAAGAAAACGGGGCGCAGGGCCTGGACTTCCAGCTCGTGCTGGGCACCGCGGCTATGGCGAACCTGCGCGGTAAGCAGTCCGTGCTGTTCAAGGTGAACGAGTCCGGTCGCGAAGACATGCTGCGCAACGGCATTACCGACCGCCTGCAAAACCTCGCGCTGCGCCAGTCGGCCCAGGTCAAGAGCTTCACTGCTGGCACCGGTGCATCGGCCACCACGAACGCGGCGGGCTATGCCGTGGGCGCCACCACCATCACCCTGGCTTCGGCCGGTACGGGCACGATCCTGGCTGGCGACGTGATCAGCTTCGCGGGCGACCCGAACAAGTACGTGGTGGTGACCGGTGATGCCGATGTGTCCAACGGTGGTTCGATCACGATTCAGGCTCCCGGCCTGATGAAAGCGATCCCAGCCGCCGCGACGAACATCACCGTGTCTGCTGCCAGCGCGCGCAACATGTTCTTTGCCCGCTCGGCCATCGCCTTGGCAACCCGCGCCCCAGCGCTGCCTGCTCAGGGCGACTCGGCGGTGGACCGCATGGTCATCACCGACCCCCTCACGGGCCTGTCCTTCGAGGTCTCGATGTACGCCCAGTATCGCCAGATGCAATACGAAATCGCACTGGCCTGGGGCTGCGCCGCCATCAAGAAGGAACACATCGGCCTGCTGTTGGGCTGATGTTTCGCCGGGGCTTCGGCCCCGGCATGCCTTGAAAGGACTGACATGGAAACGATCAAAGTGAAGCCTTGGGGCGAAGGCCAGGGCGAATACGTGCTGGTGAACAAGGAAGACTTCGACCCGGCAATTCATGTGTTGCTGGATTCGGCAGACGGCAAGCTCCCCGAGGCCCAGCAGCGCGCTATCCTGATCGCCGAGCTGCAGGCCAAGGGCGTTGAGTTCGATGAATCCTGGCCCACGGACGAACTGCGGGCGCTGAGTATCACCAAGCCCGAAGTTCTGGTCGAAGCCAAGAAGCGCGGCCGCCCCGCGAAGGCCTGAATATGGCCCTGATCGTCGCCCCCGCAGAAGGCTACGACAGCCTGGTGAGCTTGGCGGATGCCAATGCGTACTGCGCCGACATGGGGCACGCTGGCTGGACTGACGCGGACGAGGCGAGGGAAGCGGCCCTTCGCCGCGCCACGCAGTACCTGCTGACGCGCTACAGCATCCTGCCCGAGTACCTGGATCCCGTGCACAAGAACGTCAAGGCCGCGTGCTGCGAGGCCGCCTTGCGTGCGCTGTCGGGGGCACTAAGTGCCGATGTATCCGCCGCGGTGGTGACTGAGAAGACCGTGGGACCGATCACCGTCGCGTACGACACGAACGTGCGGAATGGCGGGCAGACCCGCTTCGCCATCCTCGATGACCTGCTTCGCGGCCTGACCGATGGCATGGCGGGCATGGTGCGACTTGTGAGGGCGTGAGATGAATCGACACCAGCATCCGACCAATAACGCTGTTCTCGGTGCGCCCAAAGGGTGGGATCAGAACGAACTGCCGTGCGGCGCACTGCCCATCACCCGGACTGAGTGCGATGGCGTGCCCGCCGTGGTCAGCTATTGGATGCCGACCGCTGAGGAACTGGCTTCCTTGAATGCCGGGAAGCCTCTGGCGTTGTGGGTGGTGGGCAACACCATGCCACCTGTGGCATTGACGGTGGACGCGTGAGCAAGCCGCCCAAAGTCACGTTCCGCAAGCCTGAGCCGCTGCAGGACTGGTACTGTGACCGCGAAGGCCATCACTACTCCGTAGCCCGCCTTGTGGATGACTCCAAGGAT